GAAAGAAGAAGAGGAAGAAGAAGAAGAAGAGGAAGAGGAGGAAGAGGAAGAAGAAGAAGAAGAAGAGGAAGAAGAAGAGGAAGAAGAAGAGGAAGAGGAGGAAGAAGAAGAGGAAGAAGAGGAGGAAGAAGAAGAAGAGGAAGAAGAAGTAGAGGAAGAGGAAGAAGAAGAAGAGGAAGAAGAAGTAGAGGAAGAGGAAGAAGAAGAAGAGGAAGTAGAGGAAGAGGAAGTAGAGGAAGAGGAAGAAGAAGTAGAGGAAGAGGAAGAAGAAGAAGAGGAAGTAGAGGAAGTAGAGGAAGAGGAAGAGGAAGAGGAAGATGAAGAGGAAGAAGAAGTAGAGGAAGAGGAAGAGGAAGATGAAGAGGAAGAAGAAGTAGAGGAAGAGGAAGAGGAAGATGAAGATGAAGAGGAAGAAGAAGTAGAGGAAGAGGAAGAGGAAGAAGAAGAGGAAGAGGAAGAGGAAGAAGAGGAATTTATTGAAATAGATATTGGTGGAGTAACATATTGTTGTGATGATGAAGAAAATGGTAATATATATAAATATGAAGATGAAGAATTAGGGGATAAATGTGGTAAAATTGAAAATGGAGAAGCAACATTATTTTAAATATTTTTATGACGTTATAATATAAATGATTGATAGTTTATGTCCTCCTGCTATTTTATATTTAGGATTTTCATTAACACAAATAATTATTGATACATTTAAAGGATTTTATAATACAGCTTTCTTTAAGACAATTGTTATGATAATTTTTACATTAATTTTAAATATTCTTTGTAAAAAAGGATTAAGTATAATTTCATGGATAATAGTATTTATTCCATTTATATTAATGACTTATATAACAGCTGTATTATTGTTTGTATTTGGACTATCACCATCATCAGATAAAATAGATTATAATGTAACAAATCCAGATACATCTACAAATGTTCAAACAAGTAATACTGTAATAGTAAAAAACCCATCAAATAATAATGTTGATACTACAAATAATAATGAAGAATATGACCCAAGTGATTATACTAGCGGTACACCAGAAGATATTAATAATTATAATTAAAATATTTACAAATAATAGTTTAAATATATAAATAATAAAGTTATAATGATGAATTTATTATTTATTTTACTAGAAAAATTAAGCAATTTATTATATATTATATACACAAACTTAATTTATATTGTATTATCTAATGTATGTTTTATTACCAATAATGAATATAATTACGTATTAATTTCATATAATAGTAAAATTAATAAAGTAACTATGTATTCACAAGATATATTATGTGATATAGGGTGGAAATATTGTCAGATAGTAACCTTATCAAACGAGTGTTATAATAAACAAATATTACCGTTATTTCATTTAATTACGGATGATTATTTTAAAAATCCGTTTTTATTAATAAAAAACAGTGAAGAAATCAAATATTTTAAAAATAAAGAATCATTATATTTAATAGATAGTGGTGATTTTGATTTATTATTTTATACGAATTATAGCAATAATGATTCAAAAAAAAATTACACAATGATTAGTCATAGTATAGATTTAAACAAATATAATTTATCAAATATTATTAAATCAAATATTAATTTTATGGTTTTCGAATTAACATTCAATACAGTTAAATATGATATAAATTTAAAAGAACCATATAATTTTTTAATTAGAGAAAATATATTAGATCATGTTTTTTTTAAATGGTATATGAATAAACATTATAAAATACATTTAACAAATAATTATAAGATATATTATATGTTACAAGACATAAGTAGTTCGGAATTAACTAGTCCATTTTTTATAAAATTTAATAATAATAAAATTATATCATGTTCTGATTATAATAAAATATGTAATGATGAAGTAGATAATACCGTATCTGTATCTATGATAATTGAAGAAAAATAACAAACTTTAGAATGAAAATTGTATAATAATATAAATATAAATATTTGAATTAATATTTATATTAATTTAAATATATTTAAAAAAAAATTGATAGCTAATATTATAATGGAGGAATCCCATAATAATAATTCAACTATGCAAAAACATTCTTTAAACGATGAATGGGGAATTTGGGCACATTTGCCACATGATACAGACTGGTCTTTAAATAGTTATAAAAATATATATAGTTGTAAAAATGTAGAAGATATTGTAGCAATATGTGAAACAATTCCCCCAAGATTAGTTACAAATTGTATGTTGTTTATAATGCGTAAAGGAATTACACCATTATGGGAAGATCCAAAAAATAGAAAAGGAGGTTGTTTTTCATATAAGGTAGTGAATAAAAACGTAATTGAATGTTGGAAAAAGTTATCCTATTCATTAGTTGGAGAGAGTCTTTCAACAAATACAAAATTACAAGAATCAATAAATGGTATAACAATATCTCCTAAGAAAACATTTTGTATAATAAAAATATGGTTAAATAATTGTGATTATCAAGATGCCAGTAAAATTAGTTCAAGTAGTGGAATAACATCACATGGATGTCTATTTAAGAAACATGCTCCTGAATATTAATAAAATGTGTAAAAATGTAAATAGATATAATAACAAATATAACATTATTTTTTATTATAATTTTTAGTAACATAAAATATCAATTATCATATTAATCATTATGTTTACATGGTAGCGGACTTAATAATAATTTAATCGTTCCTAAACTAGCAACATAATATTTAACAACTAATGGTAAATCATTTTCTAAATACATTTCAATTTGACTACATAAATTAGTACATTTAATAAAATAACCCAAATTCTTTAAAGAGAACTCTCCTTGAATAATCTTATTAGAATCTTGTTTTTTTATAAATTCCATACCTCCATTAGATTCTTCTCTTTTAACTTCAGCTGTTGCAAATTGTCCATCACATTTAAAAATCAATTCATTACCAATAGATTTAATTTCTAATCTTTCAGAAATACAAGATAAATCTCTAATAATTTTTTGAAAATCAGATGATGGTAAATTAATAACCGAAGAAAAAGAAACATAAGGTTCTTCAAATTCATCCGTATCTGGTTCAATTAATCTTAATTTTTGAGTTTTACATTGTTTAATATCACCATTTTCAAATTTAAGACCAAGATAAGTAACAATACCATCTACATAATCATTATTTTCAATATAAATAGTTAATGTATCATCATTGTCAATTGAATTAATTAACTTAAATAAATGAAACATATTAACTCCAACAATAATTTTTTCTTTATTGCATTCATAATGTTCAAAATTTTCAGCTTCTAAGAATAAATGTGCCAACATAGTATGTGATTTATCCATATTAATAATTCTAATACCATCTTTTTTAAAGGTAATATTAGTTTCTAATAAAATATCTTTTAAAGCTGTCATTAGAGTTCTAAATGGCGCGATTTGAATTGTTTTAATTGTTAAAACATTATTATTGTTATTAGAATCAAAAGAAGACATATTATATATATTTTCTATTTATAAATCTTTAAATGCTTATGCGTTTATATTTAAATATAATTTTTACATTAAAAAATATTATATAGTATTTTATCTTGTTTAGGAATTAAATTAAAAAATATTAATACATTTTATAAGTAAGTAATATGAAAATAAAAAATGGATTTAAAATTAAAAAGAATGGTTGGAATTATATATCAATAAAAGGTAATGCTACAGAACGTGGAATAGCACATGGAACATTATTAAAAGAAGAAATTAAAGATGCATTAAAAATGATGAAATGGAATTTGTATGATGTTCATGGTTTAAAAATAGATTTTTTTATAGAACTAAGTAATTTTATTTTTAAAAAACCAATAGAAGAAAATTTTCCTGAATTTTTTGAGGAATTGAAAGGTATATCAAAAGGAGCAAATGTAGATTTAGATGAATTAATATTGTGGAATAATTACGCTTCATTGGATTATGCTATGCCAAAGATATCAGTATTTTTAGATTATATACCAGCTATTAAAGAAAAATATGGACATTTACTAAAAAGTATCCCATCAATTGGTTCAATGGAAGGGGGGTCGAAAGACAGATGTTCGGCATTCATAGCATTAGGTGATTATACACATGATGGAAAAATATGTTGTGCGCATAATTCTTTTGATAATTTTATAGAAGGTCAATATTTTAATAATATAATTGATATTAATCCAAATAAAGGACATAGAATATTATTTCAAGGAGCTCCAGGATATATATCTAGTCAAACAGATTTTTTTATTAATAGCAAAGGATTTATCGGAACAGAAACAACAATAGGTGGATTTATTTCTTTTAAAAATGAAGATCCGATAACTGTAAGAATTAGAAATTGTATGCAATATGCGAATACTTTAGATGATTATGTAGATTTTTTAAAAAAAAGAAATTCGGGTGATTATGCGAATTCATGGTTAATTGGTGATACTAAAAATAATGAAATAATGAGAATTGAATTGGGATTAGAATTTGTAAATGTAGAGAGAAAAAAGAATGGTTATTTTATTGGATTTAATGCTCCATACGATCCAAGAATAAGAAAATTAGAATGTGTTAATACTGGTTTTGATGATATTAGAAGACATCAAGGTGCGAGAAAGGTTAGGCTAGAACAATTAATGGAAGAACATAAAGGAAAAATCAATATTGAAATTAGTAAACAAATTATAGCGGACCATTATGATGTATATTTAAATAAAATAAATCTTTGTTCTAGAACAGTATGTTCTCATTATGAGTTGGATAATAGAGCATTTATGAGTCAATCAGATAGACCAAAACCGTATCAACCAAGAGGAGCAGTAGATGGATGTGTAGTTGATTCACATGCTTGTAAAAAAATGGGATTTTATGGGAGATGGGGGTCAAGTTGTGGAACACCTTTTCATGTTAAAGATTTTATGAAGAAACATATTCAATGGAAAAGGTTTGAACCATATTTACATGACAGACCTTCACAACCATGGACATATTTTAAATCATTAGATAAACCAATTAAATTATCCAAAACAAAAAAGCCTAAGAGAGAAAATAAAAAACAAAGTCTAAAAAACAAAGTCTAAAAAACAAAGTCTAAAAAACAAACATAGTAAGAGGTATTAACATATAATATATTATAAAAATGATTTAAAATGATTTAATATGATATATTATAATATATTATAAAAATGAATGGTATTACAATTAAAAAAGAAAAATTATTAGAAATAATATCTAATGAATTTGATAAATATGAAAAAAATAACGTAATATTAACAAGAATGATAAATTGTATAAATAATTTACCTGAAATGTTAGAAAATACCTATAATACGATTATAGAACGTGAAAAAAGAAAAAATATGTTAGAAAATGAATCTGAACAATTTATTAAAAATTTTTTATATAATAACAAATTTTATTATCATACAACATCTGAATTATTTTTTGAATATAATGATAAAAATTTTTCATTAGTTAAAGAAGATGATATACAACATAATATATTAACTTCTATAAGTTCAAATAAAACACTAATGGATTGGAAACAAAAAATAAAAGTAATCATTCTTAAAAAAATAAAGGAGCGTGATATATTTTCATGTATTCCTGAATCACATACGATTCAAAATGTTATTAATCGACTATTTCCGTCTATTTGTGATACAAAAGAAAAGGCCAAGTATTTTTTAACCATATTGGGTGATATTTTATTAAAAAAATGTAATAATATATATTTTTTACATCCAAAGACAAAACCATTTATAAAAGCATTATCTAATTTATCATGTATGTTATTTGGAACTCCAAATTTATCAAATATATTCAAGGTTAAATATTATGAACATTCTTTTAAAGACTGTAGATTTGTAGATTTATGGGAATTTATGAATATTGAAAATTGGAATTCATATGTTAAAGAAAATGATGCTTTAGATTTATTTTGTGTTTCCGCTTATTATTCAACAAGATATGAAAACGCAGACAATTTCTTATTAAAAAAATGTAAAGATGAAAGTTTGACAAAATATGCATTATATTTAAAAAATAATAATGTTAATAATATAATTAATCATTTTACTAATAGTGTTGTAGAAACTAGTGTAGGGTGCTCTATTAGTTGGAAAAATATGCAATTTCTTTGGAAAAAATTTATAGATGGAGAAAGATTTCAAAATATGTTTTTTACTACAACATTAAAAACTAAGTTAATTGAACATTTAAAGTATGACCAAGAAAAAGACGTTTTTTTAGACTGTACGAGTAAGTTATTACCAACAGTTAGTAAATTTATTAAATTTTGGAATGAAACCATTGAAATAACTAACGATATTAGTGAAGAACTTGAAATAGATGAATTGTGTTCACTATTTACACACTATACGAAAATTAATATCAATGAAAATAATATATTAGACTTAATAAAACATTATCAATCAGACGTATTTATTGAGGATGATAAATATTTATTAAATACAAAATGTAATATATGGAATAAAAAAGAAGATATTATTAATTGGTTAAATCAGTATAAGAAAAATAATCCAACTAATGAAACATATAATGATGAAATTAATATTACGGAAATGTATCAATTATATTGTGGAAATAAAAATAAATTTACAGTAAGTAAAAGATATTTTGAAAAATTTATAAAAGAAGAATCACAATTAAATCTGATTGAAGAAACCTTTATAAAAGTTAAATCATTTGAAAATATTCAAGGTATAAATTTATAAAAAAGTTATAAAAAGTTATAAAAAGTTATAAAAAGTTATAAAAATAATTACCAACCACCATTTTTGTGTTTACGAGAACTTTTCTTGGATTTTTTATGCTTCTTTGTGTTATGAACACCAAATACACCACTTCCCTTAGGTTGAAGATGACCCTTCAAATGTTTTTGAGTCTTAGCAAGTTCACTCTTCTTCTTTGAAACAATACGACCATTATGCATTTTTAAGTCAACCTTTTTTAGGTTACCAGCTGTTTTATAAGCACTTCCATGCATAACTTGAGCTCTAGAACCCTCTAAATTTTCATAAATATGGCTACCAATGTGATATTTACCATCATGTCCTTTGTCGTGTCTTTTTACCATTATAAATTCTATAGAGAAAATAAAAATAATTTTTAAGGATACGCAATAAAAACATAGAGAGAAAATAAACAAAAAAACAATATTAATTAAATATTTAAATTCATAATTGTCTAAATAAAATAATTATGAATTAACTATACTTCAATCTTTAATGTAAAACTACATTTTACTGTAAAATCATTAACTTTATCTATTTTTAGTTGTTCTGGTAATTTTAAATTTGACAAACCATCTTTACCACCATTTTCTAAATCATCTAAAATTAATTTTTTCTTAATTAATGAACCCATACTTGAATCGGTATTTGAAGTATCAGGGTGATAAAATTCTTTATAAGACCCTTTATCTGGAATTTCCATTGTTTTAATATCAGCAAGATTTGTACATCTATTATATGTAATATCATCTTCACCTCCCCATCCCCATAGTTGATTTGGAAAACCATTAAATTTTAAAAATAATTGTTTAGAAAATCCAGTTACTCCTCCAAAATAAGTAAAAAATTGATATTTTGGATTTACATGTCCTAAATGAATCGGATATTCTGATGTATAAAAATAATAAGGTAATAAATTATCAGATGGTATCAAATCGACATCATGAACTATTATATTTTCAAAACCTTCTTTATCTGCTAATTTAAATCCTAAATTACACAATTGACCTCTATTAAATTTCATGTTATCATCTGTTTGTTCTGCTATAAATATTTTGATTTCATTTCCATTTAACATATCTATTTTAGATTTCCAAAAATCTATAAACTTAACTAAATGTTTTGTTCTATTTTGTTCCAAATTATCTCTAAATGGAATTATCAATGCTGTCTTTTTTACATTAGTTTCATTCCATGTAATATTGAGTTTTGTTCTTTCCATAACAAGTCTGTCTTGTTTATAAACATTATATTTTTTATAAATTTCATCAGATGAGAATTGTTTATTAGCTATTTTAATAAATAAGTTTTGCATGTAATCATATACATTTGTTTCAGTCAAATATGTTTTACAAAACTCAATAGCATTTTCTGAAATCTTTTTACATGTTTCATCATTTGATTTACACCATTGAATTGTTATTGCTAAATCACTTAAATCATGTTTTACTGGAACATAATGCTTATATGGAATTAATAAATGTTCAAACCATAGCTTGTATTTTGATTCTACCATTAATACTAATGAATTCGTATTTAACATCCATGCTAATCTGTATGCTGCTGAATTTCCTTCGATATATAAAAGATATTTATACTTAGATTGTCCTTCATGATCAACAAAATCTACAAGTTTTACACCATTTTCGTCCAATTCTTTTGGATTTTGATATTTTACAACACCATCTACTGCTTTACTTTTTCGTGTAAAACTTATTATACCCGCATCTAAAAAAGGTATTCCATCTATTCTATTTAAATCATTATAGTAAGGGATTGTTTTCCATTCATCATTAAGTTTTGTAATATGTAATCTTGGATTTTTTAAAATGTCAGTATCGCAACCGGTTCCTCTTCCTCTAAAAAAAGCAGTGTTTATTTTATTTTCCCACTGTACCGAGTCATAATTTAAATAACTATTTGAGCATTTATTTAAGAAATATTTCTTTGTAATAGATTGCCATTCATCTGCAGATGGTATTGGTATATCCGCATATCCATCTCTCGTCGATTGTGATAAAATTGGAGAGAAATAATAATATTCATCTGTATTAAGTTTATGATTATTACCGACGATTGATTCAAATGGATGAGTTCTATTTTTTTTTAAAAAAGGCAAATCTTTCTTATTTATAAAAAATATTACATCTGGAACTGTTCTATTTTTACATGTTTCATCAATCATATTTTTTAATTCAACCCAATAAGCATCATTTAAGTAAGGTGTTCCTTTACTTTCTTCCGTAAATAATAAACAATCTGTAGCACTCCATTTACTTTTATCAAGAAGAGATATATCATTTTGATTTATAGGATAAATTTTATTTTTATCAGCAAAATACTGCTTTGTAGAGTTATATTTATCTTCTAATTTAATCATATCGTGCCAATTATTTCGAAAATCTAAATTATAAAATGGTAAAAATTTGTCCACTTTATTATTTTTAATGTAAACATATATCCCATTACTAAATTCTTTATACATATATTTTAAAGTTGTAGCAACAGACTCTTCATATAAAAATCGGTAAACATCCGAATTTAATTTCTTATCTACAATTTCTTGATAAGACGTTGGTTCATTAATTGAATTTATTTTTGGAATATCCTTTAATAATTTCATAAATGACAATTCATCACTTATAATAGGATAAACAGTTTTTATTTTTGTGTTTGGAGCATACTTTTTATTGGTTTGACAATCATCCTCTTTATCAAATGCTTCTTTTTCCATTTATAATTGTATAAGATTAAATTTTTATCATACTACTTCATAGGTTATTATATAATAATTAATTAATATAATAAAATACATATCTCTCTTAATATATTTTTATCGCTAAAAATATATTATTTTTGCTTTTACATTATATAATAATTAAAATTTATTTGATGGTGATGCACCGAATCCTCCTGGTCCACCAGGAGTTCTTCCATAAGCATTTAATTGTTGTTTAACAAATACAGGTTTTTCTCCATGTCTAAATTTAGATTGTTGTATTAAATATGATAATCGTTGATATCTTGGTGCTCCATATATTATTACATTTCCTGATGAAAAATGAGTCTTTTTGTTTAAGTTACAATTAGCAAATCGTGAATTACATATATTTATAGGTCCTGATTTATTAGTATATGACATATTAATTAATATATATAAATAAATAAATAAAATTGAAACTATTTAAATATTTATATATGATTTAATATATCTAATTAATAATTAATATGGAAAACAATTCAACACTTTCAAAATACCAAAAGCTAACAGACAGAGAACATATATTGAAAAAACCCGATACTTATATTGGGTCAATTGAAAATACTGACCACGATGATTATATTTTCAATAACGATGATAATAAAATAATTTCTAAAGGATTTCAATATATTCCAGGGTTATATAAATTATTCGATGAAGGAATTGTTAATTGTAGAGACCATGTTATTAGACAAGAACAAGCTGTTTCTTCTCAACTAGAAAACGCATTACCTGTTTCTAATATTGAAATTAACATTGATGATGACGGAACAATTCATATGTATAATGATGGAAATGGAATTGATGTAGCACACCATCCTGAATACGGATTATGGATTCCTGAAATGATTTTCGGACATCTAAGAACATCTACTAATTATGATGAAAAAAAGAAAGAAAAAATTGTAGGAGGTAAAAATGGATTTGGATTTAAATTAGTTCTAATTTGGTCTACATGGGGAAAAGTAGAAACCGTCGATCATGTAAGAGGATTAAAATATATTCAAGAATTTAAAACGAATCTTACTGAAATATGTAAGCCATCTATAACAAAATGTAAAAATAAACCATATACTAGAGTATCTTTTAAACCCGATTATCAAAGATTGGGTATTGAAAATTTAACTCCAGATATGCTATCTTTATTTAAAAAACGTGTGTATGATATATCAGCAATTACTGATAAAAGAATTAAAGTAAAATATAATGGAGAGATAGTACCTTGTAAAAATTTCGAACAATATGTTGATTTATATGTAGGTAATAAAAATGATACAAAAAGAATATATGAAAGTCATAATGGTAGATGGGAATATGCGGTATGTTTGGCTCCAAAAGACGAATTTCAACAAATTAGTTTTGTGAATGGAATTTATACATCAAGAGGAGGTAAGCATGTAGAGTATATTATGAATCAAATTATTAGAAAATTGTGTAATTATATTAAAACAAAAAAGAAAGTAGATGTAAAGCCAACTACTATAAAGGAACAATTAATGTTATTCTTGAGATGTGATATTGAAAATCCATCTTTTAATAGTCAGACCAAAGATGAACTAGGAACAGCAATTCCAAAATTTGGTTCAACATGTAATGTGAGTGATGGTTTTATTGAAAAAATAGCGAAAATGGGGGTTATGAATGCAGCATGTGCTTTAACTCATGTAAAAGATAATAATGCTGTAAAAAAAACAGATGGTAGTAAAAGTAAAAGTATTAGAGGTATTCATAAATTAATAGATGCTAATTTTGCTGGAACTGTCAAATCAAACCAATGTACATTAATTTTATGTGAAGGAGATTCAGCAAAGGCAGGTATTGTATCTGGACTAACCAAAGATGATAGAAATACAATTGGAGTATATCCTATGAAAGGAAAAATATTTAATGTGAGAGGTGAAACATTGAAGAGAATTAATGAAAATAAAGAAATTATTGAAATTAAACAAATATTAGGTCTTGAAACTGGTAAAAAATATACAAGTGAAAGTGTTGAAAAATGTTTGCGATATAATTCAGTGTTATTTATGACAGACCAGGACCTGGATGGTTCTCATATTAAGGGGTTGGGACTCAATTTATTTCAAGACCAATGGAATTCATTATCCACCCTTAATAATTTCTTGGGTTTTATGAATACACCTATTTTAAAAGCTAAGAAAAACGGACAAGAAAAATTATTCTATTATGAAGGTGAATATAATTTATGGAAACAAGAAAATAATGTAACAGGATGGAATGTTAAATATTATAAGGGATTGGGAACGAGTACTGGAAAAGAATTCAAAGAATATTTTGCTAATAAAAAAATAGTATATTTCATTCACGAAGAAAATACAAGTGATAATATTATTGATATGATATTTAATAAAAAAAGAAGTGAAGAGAGAAAATCATGGTTAACTAATTATGATAGAAATAGTTATTTAGATACCAATTCAAATAATGTATCTCATAGAGATTTTATTAATAAAGAATTGATTCACTTTTCAATATATGATTGTGAAAGGTCGATTCCAAATTTAATGGATGGTCTTAAAACAAGTTTAAGAAAGATTTTATATAGTGCTTTTAAAAAGAATTTAACTACTGAAATAAAGGTTGCACAATTTAGTGGATACGTTTCAGAACACTCAGGATATCATCATGGTGAAGCAAGTTTAAATGGAGCAATTGTAGGAATGGCCCAAGATTATGTTGGTAGTAATAATATTAATCTTCTTATGCCAAATGGTCAATTTGGAACAAGACTTCAAGGAGGAAAGGATTCGGCAAGTGAGAGATATATTTTCACACAGTTAAATAAAGTTACTAGATATATATATCGTAAAGAAGATGACCCTGTATTAGAATATCTTGAAGATGATGGTTATCCAGTTGAACCAAGATATTATGTTCCTATTATTCCTATGATTTTAGTAAATGGTGGAAAAGGTATCGGAACGGGATTTAGTACTGATATTTTATCATATAATATTGATACACTAATTGAGATTTTAAAATCAAAATTGACATTGAGTGAAAATAATAATGAAATAACTCCATTTTATAAAAATTTTGAAGGAAGTTGTGAAAAAATAGATGATAAAAAATATATTGTAAAAGGAGTGTATGAAAAAATAACAGATAAAAAGATTAAAATAACAGAATTACCAATTGGTTATTGGACGGATGATTTTAAACAACATATTGAAAATCTAATAGAAGGTGATAAAAATAAAAAACAAAAATCATTTATTAAAGATTATAATGATATGTCTACTGATACAGTAGTTGATTTTGAAATTATATTAAATGAATCTATAGATGAAACCAGCAATAAAGATTCTAATAATATGTATAATAATTTTGAAAAAACAATGAAATTATATTCTACATTAAGCACTAACAATATGCATCTATTTAATAATGAAGAAACATTAACAAAATACTCCGATGTGAGAGAAATAATCGATAGTTACTTTCCGATTCGATTAGAATATTATCAAAAACGAAAAGATTACCAAATAAGTTTTTTGGAAAAAGAAATGATGCTATTAAGTAATAAAGTTTCTTATATCAAAGAAAATTTAAATGGAACAGTTGATTTAAGAAATAAAAAGAAGGAGGTTATTATTGAAATGTTAACCAATAAAAATTATAAAGTAATGGATAATGATAATGATTATAAATATTTATTAAAAATGCCAATGGATAGTGTTAGTGAAGAAAATGCCAAAAAATTATTAAATGAAAAAGAAAATAAAGAAAATGAATTAGAAATATTAAAAAATACAACTATTGAAAATATGTGGATAATGGAATTAGAAGAATTACAAAAATATTTACATACATTAACAGTATCCAGTAAAATAAAAAATGTTAATGATAATATTAAAATTAAGACTAAAAGTAAACTTAAAACTAAATAAATATAATTTTAAAACCATGTTTTCCATTCTAAAGTTTTGTCATCGACATCTACTTGAGCTGGACGGTCCATTGGGGTATACATTGTACTTACATCACGTTTATAATTTATATAAGCTTGTGCTTCACTATATAACTGTTTAACACAATATTCAACTACTATATTATTTAATGCTTGAATTTGACCGATTATATTATGAGGTTGATTAACAGCAGATTGTAAAAAAACACTTCTCATAATAATTTTTAAAGTATCACAATTTTGATTATCAATAATGTATTGTTGATTTGATACTTCATAAACTCCACTTCTAATTGCGTTTTGGATAATTTGTATATTTTTTTTACTAAAATATGCCAATGATAAAGATGAATCTGTAGAATTACCAATCATAGCATCACTAAAATTAGAACATTCATTTTTTGGTATTTTATCATATAAATCAAATTGATTCATTTTATTTGGGCCGAGAATATCTATTCTTCCATTTGTACTTGAACAATTCATTATATTAATTAAATAGAAAAAATTATATTCATTAAATATATAATGATTTTTCAAAAAATAGTATTAACTATAGCAATTATAATATTTATATTATTACTAATATTTATTGCTTCCGTATTATATAATAATAAATATAAGGTCTCATTTCCTGCTACAGTATCTCAATGTCCGGATTACTGGTTAGACATGGAAAAAACTGCTAATTCTAGTGGAGATATTGAGAATAGTGATTCACAAACTAATCAATCGTGTGTTAATATTAAAAATTTAGGAAATAAATCATGTCAAAAAAAGATGGATTTTACTGGAGATTTTTGGCAAGGTTCTACAGGCAGTTGTAATAAGAGTAAATGGGCTAAAAAATGTGATTTAACATGGGATGGTATTACAAATAATAGTAATATTTGTAGTTAATAAATACATATAAAAAGATAATATAATTAAATACATATTAAAGTATATTATGGAATTAATTGATATTAATAATGAATTAAATAGAAATGAATTATCTGAGAATATTAAAAATATTATAATTAATTTTGAAAAAAATAAAAATAATTTAACTACTAAACGAGGTATTTATTTATATGGTAATCCAGGAACTGGTAAAACTATATTTATTGAAGGAATCTTAAAAAGTATTAACTACGATATTATTAAATATGATGCTGGAGATATAAGAAATAAATCAATTATAGATACAATAACCAAACATAATATGTCAGACAAAAATGTATTATCTATGTTACAAAAAAATGTTAAAAAAATAGCAATTGTTATGGATGAAATTGATGGTATGAATAATGGAGACAAAGGTGGTATAAATCAATTAATTAAATTAATTCGACCAAAAAAAACAAAAAAACAAAAACTTGAAGAAATTACTTTAAATCCAATAATATGTATTGGTAATTATCATATGGATAAAAAAATTAAAGAATTAATGAAAGTCTGTAACAGTTATGAATTATTAAGTCCAACTAATACACAAATAGAATCTCTTATTAATAAAGTTGTCCCATCAATCGAGTCAAATATAAAACAAAATTTATTAAATTATATTCAAGGAGATTTAAGAAAATTTAACTCAATAATAAATATTTATAATAAACAAAATATATTACTTAAAAATGAAATTATTCAAGATATATTTCAATCTAAAACATATAACGATGATAGTAAAACAATTACCCAAAATCTTATAAATAATAATTATGATATTAATAAACATAATATTATTATGAATGACACTGATAGAACTATTGTTGGATTATTGTGGCATGAAAATATAGTTGATGTTTTAGGGAAAATGCCGATTAACAAATCATTTCCTTTTTATAATAAAATCTTAGAAAATATATGTTTTTCTGATTATATAGATAGAATAACATTTCAAAAACAAATTTGGCAATTTAATGAAATGAGTTCACTTATTAAAACATTCTATAACAATAAAATATATCATGAAACATTTGAAAATAAATCTAATTATAATCCATCTGAAGTAAGATTTACAAAAGTATTAACTAAATATAGTACTGAATATAATAATTATTTATTTATTCAAAATTTATGTTCTACCTTATTTATGGACCAAAAAGATTTATTCGCTTTTTTTCTTGATTTGAGAAATGAAAAAAGTATTGAAGATATATATGAAATATTCGATACTTATGAGATAACTAAATTAGATGTTAATCGAATGTATAGGTATATTGATAAAAATTATGATAATTCGGATGATGAAACTGATGAATATATTAATCTAGAAGGTGAATAGAATATTGGTGTAATAAATATAATGTATGTTTTGGTAATATACATTATAAGTAATATTAAATGAATCCCAAGTTATATTATTTTATATTTTTTGATTTTCCAATAGTGTTTTTAATTTATTATTTTCTTGTATAAGAGTTTCATTCATTTTTTTTAATTCTTCTAATTGTTTAGCTTGATTTTGTATTTGTTGTTGATGTTGTTTCATTAATTCAACTACTTGAATATTATTTAAAGAAATTGGTTCTTTTCCATTCTGTTGTACCGTTATTTGTTGTCCGTTAGAAATACCAGCATTTTTTTCAGCATTTTTTCTTCTAGTTTCTTCAATTTTAACCATTTGCTGTAATACATCTGGTTTCATAATTGGTTTACCTGGATTATAATTACTGATTAATGAATCAATATTCATATAAAACTTTTTTAAATAACTATCTTTAATAAAATAATCGACTGTTTTTGTAGATTCTTTCACAAGTTTTGGATGTGGATTATCTAATAATTTACATTTATCAATTGTATTATGTTCATGTGAAAATACAAGAATTGTTTTTTTAGGGTCTAATTGTACAAAAGGTACTGTATAATTTTTAAGAAATGATTTTTCTTCTGCTAAACACGCATCATCATCATATTTGTTTTCTTCAATTAATTTTCTTTTAAATGCGAATGTTCCAGCAGTAGCATGTTTCGGACCATAAGGCCCAAATTGATACATTTTACTTATATGTTTAAAGTATATATATAACTCACTAGAACCAGCACATAAAACTTCATCATTTTCTTGAAGTTTTTCAACAGCATGAGTTACACGTTCTGGTGGATAATAATCATCATCATCCATATATACGAGTATATCACCTTTACTTTTTTCATGTAATAAATTTCTCTTTTTACCAAGTGTCATTTTTTCATCATATTTAAAATATTTAACATTTGGATGTTCTTTAACCAATTCTTCTATTTTGTCAGTACCATCATCTATTATTATCCATTCCATTCGTTCTTTTGGATAATTTTGATGATTAAAACAATTCAACATACCTTGAATAAATGGACGACGATTAAATGTTGGTGTACAAACACTTACAAATGGATATTTTTCATTATCAATTTCACTATTCTTATTCTTATTCTTATTCTTATTCTTATTCTTATTCTTATTCTTATTCTTATTACCCATTTTTATAATATAAATAAAAACTATTTATATTATATTATATTATATTATATTATATTATTTTATATTATTTTATTCGGATTTTTTTAAAGGGTTCATACCAGGAGGTATAATATTTGGTAAGAACACTAATGTCATAATAATAGCTACAATTGGTTCTAAATTTGAAAAAGCTGCCATAATAACTAATATTGAAAATAGTAATGTTAAATAATAACTATTAAATTTCTCTCCCATAATTTCCATTATTTGTTTTCCATTTAATAATGGAGGTAAAATAGTAAAACTAAATATAACACCTAATACTTGAATTAAAGATAATACAAATGGAAGAAACCATGACCAACCAAAAAATAATCCTATAATTGTTATAGCCATTCCCCATTCTTGATTTTCATTCAAAAACATACTTACTAATGTTGGTAACCACCATAACATTGCCAATAATATTATTAACATATAAGCTATTGGTCCTACAATAAAAGGAACAATTGATTTCATAGATTCTGGAAGCATAGCACATGTTGAACCTAAAAATCCTATAATAGCATGAATAGTTGTTCTAAGCCATATATATGAATATTTTATTTTATTAACATACCAATTTGATATAATTCCTCCAAATGTGTATTCTTTACTTTCCATTGAATATGGAAATCCATATTTAAACATTCTACTAAAATATTTATTTTCAAATAATTTATTTTGTGTAAAATCAATAGGAACACCACACCCCCCTATATTTTTATTTCCAGATTTGCTAACATTTGTATATGGTATTTGTTGAGGGTCTGTTGGAAAAAATAAATCTAAATTTATTCGTGTAAAATATACAAAATTTGCACCTAATAAACCAATTAATAATACATGTATAAATGATTGAAATGTTTTACTAGCAAATTTCCCCCAATTATTTTTAGTAGAATCTGTAGAATCTGTAGAATCTGTAGAATCTGTAGTATCTGTAGAATCTGTAGTATCTGTAGTATCTGTAGTATCTATATTATCTATATTATCTATATTATCACTAGAATTCATATATATATTTTATATATATATTTAATAATAAAATTATTACAAAAATATAATATATACACTAAATAGTATAAATATTTATAGTATTTTTATTATCATCATATAAATGAAGATATTTAATTTTTTCCAGAAAATACAACTTATAATTAATAAACCATTTATTTATACACATTTAATAATATTAATTTATTCATAAATATAATCTTTTTATTATTATATGGAGGAAAAAATATTTATGTTTTTTGTATGTATAGCATTTATTTATTTAATTTATATACAATATGGATTTTCAAAATGTTTATTTATTAAAAATAAAGAGCCATTTACTCCAAAAGATGTTAATAATATTATTCAACCACCTGGTTCACAACCAATTGGTACATTTGATTCAGAATATTTAAAAAAAGCAAACAGTATAACCGTAAGTAATGGATATACTGAAAAAATGATAAACAATTTAAAACCAAGTATTCCTAGTCCAGATAATAATTCAAATACTGACAATATGGGTAATTTCCCTAATAGTGAAAATGGTAATAATGAATTACCAACAAAAGAATTTGAATATCCAAATAAATATAAATTTACGGTTGATTATCCATGTAGACCCAGTGCTACAGGTATGTATACTGATTGTGGTGTATTATCAGCAAATATAGGATGGAGTGTGGACCCATATAAAGGTCTTAATTGTAAACTAAATGATACTACCACTCCTGAAATTAATAATAATATGAATTAAAATCGTGAAACCGAATATAATCCTGGTGAATCCAAAAATTCCAAACAAGGTATTTCAGGAGTAGGAACAACTATGCTAAGATAATAATAAAGTATTATTATAAAATTCTGTTTATAATAATAATAATGTATTTAGTATCATTATTAACGAGCATACATTAATCCACAGTTACCGCCTACAAATGTTAGTATATTATACCGTTCCTCATAAATTGTTAAATCATAATTATAATCATATATCATCCAATTTGATTTATTCACACCGATTATTCCTACACCAGATGGATCACATATTGTATAAAATTGAGCATTTTCATTTAGTTGAGGTTGCCAAGTAGTAAATTCCAATTCTATATTAGAAAATTTACTCATATTCATAGCACCTGATGGTTGAAAATCATAAGGATCATTATTTATGGCAAAACTATAAGTATATAAACCATTTTTAGACATTCCATTACTAGATCTATAATTTTCTAAATACTCATAAATACCAGCATCCATGACATTTTCTCTATACTTTCCATCCAATAATATTCCTAGACGTAATAATATATTTTTTTCATTAGATGGATTATAATTTCCAGATATATAATAACCTGTAGAGAATCCACCGGACGGGTCATAACCCGGTCCAAAACCAGTTTGTGTAATTGGGTCTTCACAATCCAATATCCAACTACCAGAAACATCGGCTTGAACTATATCTCCAGGCATTACATTATTATAAGCCCAATTGGAATAATTACTCCACTCATTTCTTAAATTAATATCATTTCTCTGAAATGTCCACATCCACGATGATACCATACCCATAGTATTGTCAAGTTTTACTTTTTGTGTACCTGTAACATTGTAATATTTCCAATTATATATAGATTTAAATAAATATTTTTGCTCATTGCTTGCAAATAATTTAGATTCTTCTTCTGATAAAAACCCATAGGTTGACACTAAATGAACATCAGCATTCCAATCAGTCCTTCTATCAACGTAAGATGCGTTAGGACCACTAATTGTATTTAAAGATATATCAGGGGGTGGTTGTAAAAATCTATAAAATTGATATATTGCTTCATTAAATTTTGGTTGTATGTATGGAAAATTATTTGTTTGGTCTAGTACATCACGAATCACAAATAATTCTTGTACAGGTCGAATTCTAACATTTATTTCCAATTCATTATATTGTAACGATACTAAAGGAAATGCCATTTTAGCTGCCAGAGTAAACCATGTATTCATTGGGATATAAATTTTTCTAGATCTAATAGAAGGTTCGGGTCCTATTGGATTATTGGTATAATACGCGTTTGGATATAAATTAATTCGACCTAATGTATTCGCAGGATCATTTAATTCACTCACATTTCCACTCATTTCATCATATAATTTTTTTTTAGTAGCAGAAAAATCTCTTTGTATCATTGCTAATAAATAATCTCCTGAATATTTATTTAATATTTGTCCTCCTACAGATATTTCTATTTCTTCTATCATTTGTGTTCCCAAATTGTCAATCCATTTAAATTCATATGGAGCCCAATTAGAACTACAATCTTGTGGGGGGTATATAGGACTCCATATAGTTGGTAATGTTACTACTAAATATGTATCCATTAATAATTCCGCATAACGCTTCATTCTAAAAGTAAATAGGGATGATTCGGTCATTCTTAATTTTCTTAAACCGTCAAAATCTAATCGAAACTTTTGTAAACCAAAATTAGTATATTTTTTATAGGTTGTTTTAAAAAAAGTTTTCGAAGGATTGCCGTTTAAATATACATTTTGATTTCCATAAGATACTATGTTTAAAAGTCCTCCAGCCATATTTATATATATATTATCTACAATAATATTTAACTCTATTTATCATTATATTAAATTATATCAAATAATATATTTAGTAAATTATTATTTTAATATCATTATGAATATGATATAATAATTTTTTTTCATATCCTAATATAATATAAGTATGATAGAAAAAGCGAAACAAATGTTTTCAAAATTAAATTTAGAACAAAATAAGGCTACAACAATTAAATATGTATCCTATTTAATTATAGCTCTTTTAATATTTGGATTTATTGCTTATGTTTATAACAAGGTAAATTTAAATAATAATAATTGTAATAATTTATCAAGTATATACACTAGTTTTCCAACATTATCGTCATTTAATCCTGACGATGCTTCATATCAATTTTTATTAAGAGATTATTATGTTAAAACTGCTTATAATTGTTGTTGTAGTGGTCAATTCAAAAACGACTGGGTCAATACATGTGCTTTAAAAACTGCTATTGGACAAGGTGCTAGAGTACTTGACTTTGAGATTTATTCACTAAATAATCAACCTGTTATTGCTACATCTTCTGTCAATGATTATCATACTAAAGAAACGTATAATCAAGTGACATTTCAAGACGCAATGAATATTATTAATGACAGTGCCTTTGCTGGCGGTTCTTGTCCATGCCCGAATGATCCATTAATATTACATTTTAGAATATCTAGCAATAATACAGAAATTTATACTCAAATGGCAAACACTATATATTCTTCTATCGGACCTAAATTATTAAGCAAAGATTATAGTTATGAATATACAGGTCATAATTTAGGAGCAATTCCACTAAAAAACTTAGTCGGTAAAATTATTATTTCAGTTGATAGAAGCAACCCTTTATTTGAAGATACACCGCTTAAAGAGTATGTTAATATTGCTTCAAATTCTATTTTTTTAAGAGCATCGAGAGATTATGATATTAAATATACTCCTGACTCAAATGAACTTATTGAATATAATAAAAAAAATATGACACTTTCTTTACCTGATATTAGCCCATATAATACCAATACAGCACCCGCTTTAAATTTCGGTTATGGGTGTCAATGGGTCGGTATGTGTTTTCAAAATTTCGACGCCAATATGCAGTTCTATAGTTTATTTTTTGATAAGACCGGGCACGCTTTCGCTCTTAAACCAGAACACCTTCGTTATGTACCCGTTACTATTGCCGAACCAACAAAACAAGCGCCTGAACACTCATTCACAACAAGAACACATTCTACCGATTACTACTCATTTAGTGTCTAATACTAATGTAGTAATTTTATATTACAATTCATATTATAATAATTATTTGTTTATATATATATATATATGTCTTCATCATGTACGCCAAAATTAACATTAGAAGATAAAGAACTTGCTATATTACGTGATGCCGTAGATATAGCTGAAAAAAAGAAAGGACGCAAAACGGTAAGTAACCCTGATGTTAAAAAAATAATAGGTATTTTAGAAGATTTTCTAAAAAATAAAAGACTCGTTTGTTATGGAGGCACTGCTATTAATAATATTCTTCCTTTAGAAGACCAATTTTATGATAAAAATATTGAAATTCCTGATTATGATTTTTATTCACCAAACGCTCTCGAAGACGCAAAAGAATTAGCAGATATATATTATAATGATGGTTTTCAAGAAGTTGAAGCTAAGGCTGGTGTTCATCATGGAACTTATAAAGTATATGTAAATTTTATTCCTGTTGCGGATATAACCTATTTAGATAAATCTCTTTTTAAAAGAGTTCAGACAGACGCTGTTCGTGTTTATGGTATATTATATTGTTCTCCCAATTTTCTTCGTATGAATATGTATTTAGAATTATCTAGACCTGCTGGAGATATTAGTAGATGGGAAAAGGTTTTAAAAAGACTTATATTATTAAATAAGAATTATCCTCTTAAAGGCAAACATTGTGAGCCTAACTCGTTTTTAAGACAATTTGAAAATGTAAATCCTAAAAGTGAAGAGAAAATATATTATACAGTCCGTGATGCTTTTATAGACCAAGGATTAATTTTTCTTGGTGGATATGCCAGTTTTTTATATTCGTCTTATATGTCTAAAAAACAAAAGAAATTATTTCATAAAACCCCTGATTTTGATGTGTTAGCCGAAGAGCCAGAACAAGCAGCGGTAATATTAAAAGAAAAATTAGAAGATTTTGATTATAAAGGAATTAAAATAGTTAAACATGATGGTATTGGTGAATTAATTGCTCCTCATTATTCTATTACTGTTAAAATCGAAAATACCGAAGAAACAGTTGCGTTTATATATAAACCATTAGCATGTCATAGTTACAATGTTATAAAAAAGGGAAATAAATCTATTAGAGTTGCTACAATTGATACTATGTTAAGTTTTTATTTTGCCTTTTTTTATAGTAACCGTGATTATTATGATGAAAATCGTATATTATGTATGGCTCAATACTTATTTGACGTTCAACAAAAAAATAGACTTCAACAAAAAGGATTACTTAAAAGATTTAGTATTAATTGTTATGGAAAACAACATACACTTGAAGATATGAGAAATACAAAGGCCAAAAAATACAAAGAATTGAAAGATAAACGAAATACAAAAGAATATGAATCATGGTTCTTGCGTTACATCCCATTTGAAGAAAAATCAAACAACAAAGAGAGAAAATCAAAGAAAAATAAATCAAAGAAAAATCAAACAAAAAAACACAAAACGAAAAAGAATAAAACGAAAAAACACAAAAAAAATATTATTGAAATTTTTAACGTGATTTAATTTTAATTTAATTTCTATAATAAAATATATGAACAACAAAATTATTTTTCTTATATTTTTATTTATATTTGTTATATTTGTATCATCATCTAATAATATAGAAGGCTTTAACACATATAATAGTTGTATTGAACAAGGATATCCTATGGATTTTTGTGTGAAAACACCAATTCAATCTAAAATAGATAGTGGTTTTTGTAGTTGTGCCGATGATTATTTTGGTTCATGGCATATGGGTGATGGCAAATGTTATTGTTTTCTAGATAATGGATTAATACAACATAATAAAAATCACGAGTTTCAATCAAGTCCATTTTAATGATTCAAATTTAATACATTCAATTTTTTTTATTATAATAATGATTTTTTTAAATTATGTATAAAAAAATCTACATCTTTATTTGTTAAAATTAATGATGGACGTAATCGCATCGATTGTTTACCAGATGTTCCTATATTAACATTATTTTCAATTAATCTATCTTTCAATATACTACTATTATCACAATCAAAGGCAATAAATAATCCCTTTCCACGAATATTTCTTATTTTTCCAGTTTTATTTTCTAGTTCTAAAAGTTGTTCCATTAAATAGTTTCCAGTATTAATTGATTGTTCTAATAATTGTTCTTCTACAATAATATCGTAAATTTTGTTACTTAAAATTATCTTAAACGGGTCTCCCATCCATGTATTAAATGTTTGAAAGGGACTATCTGTTTTATATTCGCTTTTACAAAAATAACCTGACATCTGCATCTTCTTTGAAAATGTCATAATATCAGGAATTGAATTTTTATTATCCGACCAATACTGATGACCCCATAATTTTCCTGTTGAACCACAACCAGTTTGGACTTCATCTACAATAAATGTAATATCATAATCTAACGCTAATTGTCGCAAATTAATAAAATAATCATTTGAGGCATGTCTATCTCCACCTTCCGCTTGAATTGGTTCAATTATCATACCAGCAATTGTTTTATTATTTTTTAATATTTCTTTAGTTTGTTCAAGACATTTTACTTCTTCAATAGAATTATAATAATTATTTTCTTCTAATGGATATTTTAATTGTGGAAATGGTGCTACCGGCCAATTAAAAGCAGGAATGTTAATTTTATGCCACGCATTAGACCTAGTAGTCGATAAACATCCCATGGTTCTTCCGTGAAATCCTTTTTTAAATGATAAAATGGATAGATTTGGAGAACCCGGAGCACTATTATCTAATGCTGTTTTTAACCTATATTCCATAGTATGATTTGAAAAATTATTACGAGCAAATCTAATAAAAGACGCTTTAAAAGCATTCTCATTCGCTCCAGAACCACACCCACATGCTACATACATAAAGTCCAATCCATCAGGACAATAATTCTTATATAATAATTCTACTTGTTTTTTCCACTCAATGGGAGGATTTACACCAAGTGCCGGACGATGTAGTAATAACTTTTTAATATCTACATCATTCAAATCCAAATTGTTTAATTTATTATGATTATATCCTATTGGTAATGAACCAATATTTCCATACATATCTAAATATTTCTTACCAGTTGAGTCAATCAAATAATTCCCTTTACTTTTTCTTAAATTTGTAAATAATTTAATATTTCGTGAATCTATAATTTTGTGAAATGACATTATTAATAATTTATAAAATGATTTATCTTTATATATTTTCATGTTTAAATCGTTAAATATAAAATAATATCTCTCCAAATATTTTTAAATACTGCTACATGTTGTTTTATAAAATTATCTTTTCTCCAACTATCTGGAAATAATGTATCTATTTTCAATCCTACTCTAAATATATATACTAATATTATCAATATAATTTCTCTCAATCTAAATATTAATATATCTATTATACTCCAATCATTTACATAACTACACATATTATTTGGCTTATTGGTTTCAAAAAAATGATGTGTATCCATTAACCCCTCAAATAATCTGGGATAAATGTTTTTTTCGTTTTTTATAAAAATTATTTTCGTTATTTTATCAAGACTTTGTAAATTAAAAAATACTATTTTTCTATTATTCTTTGGTTTGAAAATATATGGAAATGCTCCATCAATACATCCATCATCATATGTTAATTTTTTATCTATTAAATAAGGAATGTAGAGAGATTTAATTACAGAATTAAATAAATCTTCTTTACAACTGTACTTTTTTTTAATAACTTGTTTTCCTGTTATAGTATCAAAATAAGTAAGATAAAATTTATTATTTAGTTTATAAATATCTTCTTCTTTGATTATTTCATTAAAAATTATTTTTACTAATCCTAAAAATTTTTTTAAATTCTGGTGTTTTCGCAAACATTTAAAAGCATATGTGGCTAAATTCACTGATTTATCCATTTTATTTAATATAAATAATAGTCCTAATATAGCTCCAATACTACATCCTGATACTCTTTTAATTTTTATTTTATTTCTCTCTTCTAATTCTTTTATATAAAATAATCCTCCTAACATATAAACACCGTTAAATGCTCCACTATCTAATACTAAATCTATTTCTTTCGGTATATTATTTTCTGGAATATTTTCTATTAAACTGGATATAAATGCTTTTAAAGCCATTAATATTATTATTTCCTTACATTTATTTTTCAATTTATATACTAATTTATAAAACAACAACAACACAAGTAAAATATAACTAGTTTATATTTTTTAATAAAATTGATTTGTTTTTAGTTAAATAAGTGAAAGGTACTTAATAAACTTAAGCATAAATTTAAATTTAAAAATTTCAATAAAAATAAATAATTAAATGGAAATTAATTACGATAACTTATTTCGGTTTATGTGTAAAAACGGATGTTTTGATGATGTCAAAAAATTATACAACTTAAAACCTACTATTGACATTAGTGGTCATAATGAATACGCATTTAGAGTAAGTTGTTCTCGTGGTCATTTTGACTTAGCCAAGTGGTTACTAGAAATCAAACCTACGATTGATATTAGTCCTATAAATGAAGAAGCATTTAGAGCAAGTTGTGCTCATGGTCATTTAGACTTAGCCAAGTGGTTACTAGAAATCAAACCTACGATTGATATTAGTGCTAAAAATGAATA